CGCAATGTGATCCTGGCTGAGCTTGAGTTCGTGGAGGTGAAGCAGGTTTCTCCGCAGTATGCCGCGATCAAGAATCCAGTCAAGCCAAAGCACACAAGCAAGGCTGTCACTGGGCGACTGCCACCCCTGAACACGCTGGACTATGCAATGCAGACACCGCAGGAGCGGCTCAACGGACCAGGATACAGCTACCAGCTGAACCAGACCACTGTCAACAACACGTTCTCTAGCAGTGCGTGGGGGTAGCCAGATGCTCTACATGGATCTCACAGCGAACGGCACGGTGATCTTTACGGGAATGGTGTGCTTGAACACGATCTTGATCGGGAACTACGGCTACCTGCCCTTCGTCGGCGCACTGTTCTTCTACGATACGCAGGGTCAGGAAGACTCATCCTCACCTGGGTTGAATTCCCGATACCAGTTGATCTACTACTCACCAGATACAGGCCTAACACAGGTTCAAATCCTCGACGAGCCGTCGCAGCAGTTCGATGTTCTGCTCGACACACAGCAATGCACCATCTCTCTCTACACGACGTGACCCATGGCTGCCGGACTGTCATTCACCCAGAAAGTTCTCACCGCGAGCATCAAGCTCTCCAGTGGTACGTTCGATGGAACGAGCAATGTGAAGCTGATCTCTGGTCTGCGCATGCACCTCACTGTGAAGAAGGGTGGGCACCCATCCAAGAACGAAGCCACGATCATGATCTACGGCATGCTAGAGCATGACATGAACAAGCTCACGACGCTCTCGTTCAAGGCCTTGAAGGTTGGCAAGAACCAGATCAGCGTATTGGCCGGTGACATCAACACGTCGAGCACTGCATTCCAGGGCGAAATCACGGATGCCTTCGCTGACTACAAGTCAGCACCAAATATGGGCTTCATGATCAAGGCCATGTCCGGTTTCTTCAACGGCATTGCACCGGTATCCCCGCAGAGCGTGGCTGGTGGACTGTCGGTGTCCTCGAAGATGCAAAGCCTCGCACAGCAGATGGGCTACGCGTTTGAGATGGACTCGAAGAAACCTGTGACGGCTTACGTTCACAACCAGTATCTACAAGGCAGCGCACTTGAGCAGGCCCACACCCTGGCAGAGGCTGCTGACTGCGAGTTCGGTGTGGACGACGGCGCTCTATGGATCGCTCCTCGTGGTCAAGCACGCGGAGGGTCCATACCCCTCATCTCGCCAGAGACCGGTCTGATCGGATACCCGACCTTCGACAAGAAGGGCATCAAGGTAGCCTGCCTCTACAACCCCGCAGTCAAGATCGGTGGACTGGTGAAGGTGCAGAGTTCCATCCAGGTGGCCAATGGCCAGTGGCGTGTGAATGGCCTGGAGCACAAGCTCGAAGCCCTCACACCGAACGGGAAGTGGGAGACCGAGTTCAAGGCTTCGTGGGTTGGGGAGTGATGATGCCTGCTGATGTGTATGGACAACAGGAGATGGCGAGCGATAACAATCCGCAGAACCAACTTGCGTTCGTCATCAAGCGTGCCTTGTCGAAGCTCAAGACCTCTACCCTGGTGACGGTGGACCCGAACTGGGTGGCCCCAACCGGCGTGGCCCCGGTCGGATTCGTCAACGTCATCCCCATGGTCGGACAGGTGGATGGATCGGGCAAGGTGTGGCCCGCTACCACGATCTTCGGCGTGCCCTACCTGCGGATCCAAGGTGGTGCCAACGCGGTCATCGTGGACCCACAGCCCAACGACATCGGATTCATCTGCACAGCAGACAGCGATATCTCATCCGTCAAGGCAACCGGAGCAGCGGCTGGCCCAGCCTCCAAGCGCAAGTTCGATCTTTCCGATGCAATTTATGTGGGCGGCTGGAACATGAACATCACGCCGACCAGCTATGTGCATGTGACGCAGAACTCGATCGACGTTGTGAACCCAACCCAGGTGAACCTCCAGGTGTCCGGCGGTGCATCGGCTGTGCTCACCCAGCCTGGAATGAAGATCAACGGCACTCTGGAAGTCACGGGAGACACCAAGCTCGACTCGACACTTGAGGTCACGGCCGCGATGGAAATTGGCGGAACCATATCCAGCGTCTCTGGAGGCAGCACTCCAATCACCATTTCCGTTCCCATCGTAGCGCAGAGCAGCATCACCGCTATGGGGGCTGTCAGCGGCAGCGACTTCCAGAGCGGCAGCTTTGGCTTCAACGGTCACACACATCTTGCTCAAGGCTCGAACAGCACTACCACTGCGCCGAATGGAGGTTGAGCATGACCGTCAACATCAGCACGATCGCACTCAATGCAAACTGGGACACCTACCTGGATCAGAACGGCAACATCGCTGTCAACACGCAGGCTGCTGCCGTGGCACAGGACGTGGCCTCTGCCATCAAGCTGTTCTATGGAGAACTCTACTTCGACACCACGCAGGGCATCCCGTATTTCTCTGAGATCTTCAATGAGATCTACAACCCTGTGATCGTCGCTGCTCTGCTTCAGAAGGCGGCTCTCACTGTCCCTAATGTGGTCCAGGCCAAGGCACAAAATATCCTCATGAGCAACCGCGTCATCACCAGCGGGAACGTGAACCTCCTCGATGTGAACGGCCAAGCAAGCGGAGTCTCAATATGACCAACGTCCCAACTCCCGTTCTAACAGCGACCGGCTATGCAATTCCTAGCCTGCAATCGATCCTGGCTGGTGTCGTTCAGGACTTCCAAGCGGCCTATGGCAGTTCGATCAACCTGAGTGCTACACCCCAGGCTAATGGCCAGCCGAACAGCACGCTCGCCACCGTGCAGGGACAGCAGGCCACCACGCTCGCAGCCACCGTCTATGACTGCTACTCGCAATTGCTGGCTGTGACTTCGCAGACTGACCCTCAGTATGCACAAGGTTTGATGCAGGACGGCATAGGGAACATCTACTTCATGTCCAGGTTCCAGGCCACGGGAACACAAGTCACGGGAATCTGCCTTGGCCTTACTGGCACGGTCATTGGTGCGGGTTCTCCTGCCACGCAGGATGCCGGTGGGAGCATCTACTCATGCTCCGCTGTTGGTGGTGGCCCTGTCACCATCGCACTGGGTGGGACAGCCGCACTGTTCACCAACATGAACCCTGGCCCAACACCCTTCGTGCCACCCATGACCATCTACCAGACCACGGCCGGATGGGACAGCGTCACCACCAGCCCTTCAGCGATTCTTGGAACGAACGTAGAGACCGCTCAACAGTTCGAGACACGCAGGCAGATGTCCGTGTCCATCAACTCACTTGGTCTCGCAGCATCGATCAAAGCGGCCATCCTTGCACTCACTCCGGTGAGCTACCCAGCATCAGTCTACGTCGTGGACAACCCAGCGAATGTCCCAGTCCCTATCGGGGGTCTGACCCTGCCTGCGAACTCGGTATACATAGCCTCTGTTGGCTACCAGGAGTTCCTGCCTTGGTCGCCCATTCAGGTTGGCCAGGGCGGTGTTACCAAGACGGCATACCCGATCAGCAGCGTGGCCCAGGCCATCTTCACCAAGAAGTCACTCGGGTGCTGCTTCGCTCCTGGTGGCATAGCCACACTGGCCACCACCTGCTCCACCACTTCTTTGCTGGTCAACAACCCATCAACGGGCTTCGTGGTTACCCCACAGACTCTGATTCAGGCCGGAACGAATCAGCCGTATCTCTCATCTGCTGGCAATGGCAGTGTCCCTATACAAATCGTAGCTAGCTCTGGGAATAGCTGCACACTCAACTTCCCACCCGCGACCCCGATCACGTCAGGCACCACGGTGTGGTTTGGCTCGGCGTTCCAGGTGTCTGACCCCACCTACCCATCACCACAGCCCAGCTACCTCATGGTATTCACCGAGCCGCTCAACATCGGGATCTACATTCAGGTGACGCTTGCTGCGGCCAGCAACCCATCACCGCAAGCGGCCAGCATGCTCTCAGGAAACCAACCTGGGATCCCCGGACTTCCTGCATCATTTGCAGGCACTGACGGTCTTCCTGCGGTGAGCCAGATTGGTGCCACAGTGTATGCTTCACGCTTCTACCCACAGATCGCGGCGACACTTCCAGGTGTGGCAATACTGAGCGTGTTCGTTAGCAATTTCCCGATCTCCACTGCGAATCCAGGTGCGCTCCAGATTCCGACCAACATCAATCGCCTTCCTGTTCTCGCGTCAGTGACGGTGGTGACCGTATGATCACTAACGGCACTTACCCATTAATCAGCATCGTCGCATCGCTCGCTACTCCGAACTACATGCAGGTGTCCAGCGTGAGCAATGGCGTGCTCTCCAACGGACTGATGGTCGGTGGGCAGAATGTCCCAGCCAACATGTTCATCACTGGCCAGCTTAGCGGAGCACCCGGTGGCCCAGGACTCTATACGGTAGGGTGCTACCCAGTCGGAGACTTCAGTGGCACCAAGTTTCCAGTGCCACTCAATGAGGCTACTGCCCCTGGCTTGACCTTAGCCAGTCAAGCGATGCTCGTCGCCCCATGGACTGTGAACGTGGAAGAGACGATCATCTCGCAGTATGCAAACTCCCCGACGCTGCTTAGCCTGCTCAACAACATAAATCAGTGCATAGACCCACAGGTGAATCTGTTCAATTTCTACAACCAAGTTTGGAACGTCAACACGGCAGTTGGTTACGGGCTGGACCTGTGGGGCCGCATAGTTGGAGTGTCCAGGCTCATCTCCACAAATCAAGCATCAACCTTCTTCAACTTCTACGAGTCCCTGATCGGAACTCCGTTCGGCCCTGGAGGCAACGCACCTTTCCTTAACGGAGCAGTGGGCACAGGCATCATCAGGCTGGATGATCCCACCTACCAGAACCTCATTCTGGCCAAGGCACTCGCCAACATTTCTATCTGCTCCATCCCCATCATGAACAAAGTTCTCACGATGCTGTTCGGCACAGGCGTGTCGGTTGTGGACTATGGCAGCATGCAGATTCAGATCAACGTCACCGGAAACCTGACACCTATCCAACTCGCCATTCTCAATTTCTCCGGCGTGATTCCGCGCCCTGCCGGGGTGATGCTCACCCTTGGGTTCAATACTCAGACTACCGTTGGAACCTCGTCCACCTTCACGTTCAACATTACCGGTCTGATAACCGGAACCGTGGGCACATCAGGCACAGTCACGGTCAGCGTATCCCCGACTTCGGCCAGTGTCGCTGAAGGTGCTACCCAGGTCATCACGGCGACTGTGACAGGGAACAGCAACACTGCCGTGACCTGGACCACCACTGGTGGGACGATCACG